TAGTTCAGGTACCTCAGGAAATTCAGGTACATCAGGCTCATCAGGTACTTCTGGTTCAGCTGGTTCTTCAGGCTCATCGGGTACTTCAGGTACTTCTGGATTATCAGGTGTAAATGGTGCCGATGGTACTAATGGCACATCAGGTACTAATGGTACATCAGGTACTTCAGGTTCATCAGGTTCATCAGGTTCATCAGGTACTTCTGGTTCATCAGGCACATCAGGTAGCTCAGGTACCTCAGGCTCATCAGGTACTTCAGGAACTTCTGGTTCAAATGGTTCATCCGGCTCATCAGGAACTTCAGGCTCATCAGGAACTTCAGGCTCATCAGGTACTTCAGGAACTTCTGGTTCAAATGGTTCATCCGGCTCATCAGGAACTTCAGGCTCATCAGGAACTTCAGGCTCATCAGGAACTTCAGGTACTTCAGGTACTAATGGTACATCAGGTACTAACGGTTCATCAGGTTCTTCAGGCACTTCAGGCTCATCAGGTACTTCAGGTACTAGTGGTAACTCAGGTAATAGTGGTTCATCAGGTTCTTCAGGAACTTCAGGTTCATCTGGTACTTCAGGTACTTCTGGCTCAAATGGTACTTCAGGAACTTCAGGTTCAAATGGTTCATCAGGTTCATCAGGAACCTCAGGTTCATCAGGCACTTCAGGTACCTCAGGTTCAAATGGTACCTCAGGAACTTCTGGTTCAAATGGCTCATCAGGTTCATCAGGAACTTCAGGTACTTCGGGCTCAAACGGTACTTCAGGCTCATCAGGAACTTCAGGTACTTCAGGCTCATCAGGAACTTCAGGTACCTCAGGTTCAAATGGTACTTCAGGCTCATCAGGAACATCAGGTTCATCAGGCACTTCAGGTACCTCAGGTTCAAATGGTACCTCAGGAACTTCTGGTTCAAATGGCTCATCAGGCTCATCAGGAACATCAGGTTCATCTGGCACTTCAGGTACCTCAGGTTCAAATGGTACCTCAGGAACTTCTGGTTCAAATGGCTCATCAGGCTCATCAGGAACTTCAGGTACTTCAGGCTCAAACGGTACTTCAGGCTCATCAGGAACTTCAGGAAACTCGGGTAATAACGGTACTTCAGGCTCATCAGGCACATCAGGTACTTCAGGCTCATCAGGTACTTCAGGTACTTCAGGTTCAAATGGTACCTCAGGTTCTTCAGGTACCTCAGGTACTTCAGGTTCAAACGGTACCTCAGGTTCTTCAGGTACTTCAGGAACTTCAGGTAGCTCAGGTACCTCAGGAAACTCAGGAAACAATGGTAACAATGGTACCTCAGGTACTTCAGGTTCAAACGGTACCTCAGGTTCTTCAGGTACCTCAGGAAACTCAGGAAACAATGGTAACAATGGTACCTCAGGTACTTCAGGTTCAAACGGTACCTCAGGCTCATCAGGTACTTCAGGTAGCTCAGGTACTTCAGGAAACTCAGGAAACAATGGTAACAATGGTACCTCAGGTACTTCAGGTTCAAACGGTACCTCAGGTTCTTCAGGTACCTCAGGAAACTCAGGTAACAACGGTAACAACGGTACTTCAGGCTCTTCAGGTACTTCAGGTACTTCAGGCTCTTCAGGTACCTCAGGAAACTCAGGTAACAACGGTAACAACGGTACTTCAGGCTCTTCAGGTACTTCAGGAAACTCAGGTAACAACGGTAACAACGGTACTTCAGGCTCTTCAGGTACTTCAGGTACTTCAGGCTCTTCAGGTACCTCAGGAAACTCAGGTAACAACGGTAACGACGGTAATGATGGTACATCAGGAAGCTCAGGTACCTCAGGAAACTCAGGTACTTCAGGCTCTTCAGGTACCTCAGGAAACTCAGGTACTTCAGGTTCATCAGGTACCTCAGGAAACTCAGGAAACAATGGTAACGATGGAAACAATGGTACATCAGGTTCATCAGGAGCATATGGTGGTGTTCCATTCCAATTCTCTACTGGAACAAGTAATCTACCAGCTAACGGTAAAGTCCAATTTAACAATTCTAGCCTAGGAAGTGTAACTATTATATACATTAGTACTACTAACTCTGATGGTATAGGTACTACAGATTTTTTAAGTGATTTTTCTAAAGGAATTATATACCTTAAATCAGCTAATGGTTCTGATTCTAGTATAATTACAGCTAATGTAACAGCGGTTGCTCAAGGTGCTAATGCGTCTGTATATAATTTTACTGTAAATAATGTTGTAGGTTCTACCTTTACAAATAATGAAAGAATAAGTTTAATATTAGCCCCTCAAGGTGATTCAGGTACATCAGGCTCTTCAGGTACCTCAGGAAACTCAGGAAACAATGGTAACGATGGTAACGATGGTTCATCAGGCTCATCAGGTACATCAGGAAACTCAGGAAACGATGGTAATGATGGTTCATCAGGTAGCTCAGGTACATCAGGAAACTCAGGTAACGACGGTAATGATGGTACCTCAGGTAGCTCAGGTACATCAGGAAACTCAGGTAACGATGGAAACGATGGAAACGATGGTACCTCAGGTAGCTCAGGTACTTCAGGAAACTCAGGTAACGACGGTAACGACGGTAATGATGGTTCATCAGGCTCATCAGGTACTTCAGGAAACTCAGGAAACGATGGTAACGATGGAAACGATGGTACCTCAGGTTCATCAGGTACTTCAGGAAACTCAGGAAACAATGGTAACGATGGAAACGATGGTACCTCAGGCTCTTCAGGTACCTCAGGAAACTCAGGTAACAATGGTAACAATGGTACCTCAGGTTCATCAGGTACTTCAGGTAATAGCTTTAGTATTACATCAGCTGCTGCCAATACAACCTACCGCGTTATTATGGCAGATGGATCAGGAAATACCATATATAGAGATGGTGCTAATGAATTAGATTATGTAACAGGTACTACTGCTCAAGAGTTAAGGGTAGGTGGTGATGTTATCGCATATTATTCATCAGATAAAAGGTTAAAAGAAAACATTGAACCTATTATATCTGCTTCAGCTAAATTATCTCAATTAGGAGGTTATACATTCGATTGGAATGAAATTAGTGGTAAAACCGGTACTGAAATTGGTGTAATAGCCCAAGAAATTGAAACCCAATTCCCAGAACTAGTAACTACTAGAAAAAATGGATATAAAGCTGTTAAATACGATAAATTAGTAGCAGTATTAATTCAATCAAATAAAGAATTACTTGAAAGAGTAGAAGCTTTAGAAAAAGAAGTTTATAAAAAATAAAAAGTAAGTAGGGGGGCTAGTCCCCCCTTCATACATTTAGTTACAACTAAAAATATAAAGTTATATATGAAACAACCTAAAATATTTGGACATGGTCCTTATGTAGGCACTACAGGATATAGTAATCACACCCGTGATTTCTTTAGAGGTATTTCAAATCATTTTCCTTTAAAATTTAGAAATTTTACTGTAGGTAAAAGTTGGGATGGGATGAGTGATGAACCTCATAATAATGAATCCTATCTTACAAATTTAGATAAAAAAATACTTCATACTCAAACTGTTTTTAATAATAAACAAGAATTAGAAGATAAAAGAATGTATTCTTCTTTTGGAGAAGATTTTAATCATAATCTTAATCTAATATTGATGGAAACCAACCATCACTATTTCTACCAGAATTATAAAGGTCCTAAAATTGGTTATAATGTATGGGAATCAACCCTACAACCTGAAGGATTTTTTAATAAATGGTGTGAATTTGATCAATTATGGGTTCCTTCCAAATGGCAAGCTCAATGCACCATAGACCAGGGTGCCGATCCTAATAAAGTAAAAGTAGTCCCTGAAGGTGTGGATGTAGACACATTCTACCCAGAAGATCCACAAACAACATTAGATTATGTAGATGGTAGGTTTAAATTTATTCATTTTGGACGTTGGGATTATAGAAAATCTACTAAAGAAATTATTGAAGCCTTTTTAAATGAATTTACCCCATCAGAACCCATAGATTTAATTCTATCTATTGATAATATGTGGGGTAAAGATATGGACGGTTTTGAGACTACAGAAGAACGTTTAGAGCATTATGGATTTACTGATGAGCGTTTAAAAATCAAACATTTCCCTTTACGTGAAGATTATATCACATATTTAAAAAATGGTCACGTATTTTTATCATGTGCTAGGGCTGAAGGATGGAATTTACCATTAATTGAAGCCATGGCTTGTGGTACCCCTTCTATATACTCAGCTTGTTCAGCACAAATGGAATTTGCTAAGGGTAAAGGTTTACCTGTAAAAGTAATAGGTGAAAAATCTACTCAAAATAATTCGTATGGTAGATACGATAAAATGGTAGGGAGTACTAATATTCCTGGTAACTATTACGAACCTGATTATAAAGATTTAGGTCGTGTAATGCGCGATGCTTTTGAAAATTATACAGATCATAAAAAACGTGCTATAGAAGAAGCTAAAATCATCCACCGTGATTTTAATTGGGAAAAAGTAGCAGAAATAGGTAGAGATACTATTCAAGAATTTATGGATAATTATGTAGCCCCTCCGATAAAACCTAATGAAATTTTAATTTCATATTTAGATGGTCCTAAAGTAGAAATAGTAGGAGATGAAGATAAAGAATATTTAGTAGAATTTATTAATAGTGATACTAATGAAATTCTTCATAAAACTACTACGAAAAATAATATGTGGGTTACTTGTAATAAAAAATATTACATCCCATGGATTATTAAAATCAATGGTAGAATTGTAGATACTTTAGATTTAAATAATAAGGAAATTTTAATTACTTTAGAATCGAAATCAATAGGTGATACTTTAGCTTGGGCTCCTTATGTTGTAGAATTTGCCAAAAAACATAATTGTAAAGTTATATTTTCTACTTTCCATAACAAATGGTTCCAGGGATTAAATACTTATAAAGATATTACATTTATCCCACCAGGTACTTCAGTTAAATGTGATGCCGTTTATAGAATTGGATGGTTTAAAGAAAATGGAAAATGGGAAGCTTTTGATAAAAACCCATCCCAAGTTAATTTAATACCTTTGCAACAAACAGCAACTGATATTTTAGGGTTAGAATTCCAAGAATTAAATTATGGGGTTAATTTTAAACCATCTAAACGTCCAATAAAAAATAAATATATTTGTATAGCACCTCGCGCAACTGCTGGATGTAAAGAATGGCCTCATGAATATTGGACTCAATTAGCAAAACATCTAAATGAATTAGGGTATAAAGTAGTAAATATATCTTATGAGGGTTTTCAAAGTGATTTTATTATTGATAAACCTAAATTATCTTGGAAAGACACTTATACCTATTTACACCACGCTGAATTATTTATAGGATTAAGCTCAGGTTTATCATGGTTTAATTGGGCTTCAAATAATCATACAGTAATGATTAGTGCTTTTACTGAAGATAATCACGAATTTACATCCAATGTCACACGTATATCTAGTAAAGCATGTTTTCCTTGTTGGAATAATAAAAACTTTATGTTTGATGCTGGTGATTGGGATTGGTGTCCTATATGGAAAGGAACAGATAAACAACATATTTGTCACAAATCAATTTTACCTACTAAAGTTATTACAGAAATAAAAGATTTATTAAATAATAAAAAATAATATAATATTTATAAACATGAAAAAAGTGTTATTAGAAAAAAAAGAGTTAGATACTATTAAAGAAATTCAACAAACTGAATTAAATTTAGTAAACCAGCTAGGAAATCTTGAATACCAAATCCAAACTTTACAGTTACAAAAAAATGATTTGAATACTGAAATTGTTAAATTACAATCCAAAAGTCAAAAATTTGGTGATGATCTTCAACAAAAATATGGAGATGGAAACATTAACATAGAAACAGGAGAGTTTACAAAAATAGATTAATTTTTGATTCTCTCTTAAATATTTATAACAAAATAATAATTCTAACACAATGGCAGAAACATTAATATCACCCGGTGTATTAGCAAGAGAGAATGACCAGTCATTTATTACGCAGCAACCTGTTCAAGTAGGAGCTGCTATCGTTGGTCCTGCGGTTAAGGGTCCAGTAGAGGTACCTACAGTAGTTACATCTTATAGTGATTATCAAAACAGATTTGGAACTACATTTGATAGTGGTAGTGAAGTATTTTCTTATTTTACTTCAATTGCTGCTTATAATTACTTCAACAATGGTGGTAACACTTTATTAGTTACTAGAGTAGTATCAGGCTCACTTACAGCATGGGATTATGCTGAAGCAGAAGTTGCTGCTTCAAGTAGTGGTACTTCATTTACTTTAGAAGCTATTGATAAAGGTGTTATTTTTAATAATACAAGTTCAGTTACTTCAGGTTCATTAGATTCAGGCTCAGTAGATAACGTAAGATGGCAAGTAGTTGCTCGTAATGAATCATCAGGTACTTTCTCATTAGTAATTAGAAGAGGTGATGATAGAAATGATAATCCAATTGTTTTAGAAACATGGAATAATTTATCATTAGATCCTAACTCGGATAACTTTATTTCTAGAGTAATAGGTGATACTAAATTTAATTATAACTCAACAGAAAATTATTTAGAAATCTCAGGTTCATTCCCTAACGCTTCTAGATATGTAAGAGTAAAATCTGTAAGCAAAGCAACCCCAAATTATTTAAATAATGGTGGTGACCCAAAATCTGAATATACAGGTTCAATCCCTGCACTAGGTTCAGGCTCTTATAATGGTTCATTTAGTAGTGGTGAAGGTAAAAACATCTCATCATATTCTGCTGGTGGTAATTACTATGGTAAAGCAGGTACAAGTTCAGGAGCTACAACAGGTGTAACTCAAGGTTTAATAGGTAGTGATTATGATAATATGCTTGATTTATTATCAAACCAAGATGATTACCAATTTAATGTCTTATTAACACCGGGGCTATTTGATAAAGTTCATGCTTCTCAAACAACAACAGCAATTAACAATACACAAACAAGAGGAGATAATATTTATGTTTTAGATCCTGTAGTATATGGTTCAACTATTGTTAACGCTACAGGTCAAGGTGATGCTAGAAATACCTCATACGCAGCTATGTACTGGCCTTGGTTACAAACATTCGAACCAGATTCAGGTAAAAATGTTTGGGTACCAGCATCAACAATGATGGGGGGAGTTTACGCATTTAACGACAGTGTAAGCGAGCCATGGTTTGCTCCAGCGGGTATCAACAGAGGAGGATTAACTAACGTAATTCGCCCTGAAAGAAAATTATCTCAAGGTAATAGAGATACTTTATATGAAGCAAATATTAACCCAATTGCATCATTCCCTGGAACAGGAACAGTAGTATATGGTCAGAAAACATTACAAAAACAAGCTTCTGCGCTTGATAGAGTAAATGTTAGAAGATTATTAATTGCTCTTAAATCTTATATTGGACAAGTTGCTCAAACATTAGTATTTGAACAAAATACAGCAGCTACAAGAAATAATTTCTTAGCAGCAGTAAACCCATATTTAGAAACAGTTCAACAAAGACAAGGTTTATATGCTTTTAAAGTAGTAATGGATGATAGCAATAATACTCCGGATGTAATTGATAGAAACCAATTAGTAGGTGCTATTTATTTACAACCAACAAAAACAGCTGAATTTATTTACTTAGACTTTAACGTATTACCAACGGGAGCAACTTTCCCATCGTAAAAGTTTAGATAACAAATATTTATAATAGAATAAATTAAACAACAATGGCAGTATTAGATCCTAACGAAATATTTTTCACAGCGTTTGAACCAAAACAAGCAAATAGGTTCATCATGTATATTGACGGATTCCCAGCTTATACAATAAAAGGTGTAGGTGCTGTAACCTTATCACAAGGTACAGTAGCTTTAAACCATATTAATGTTCAACGTTTTGTAAAAGGCAAATCAACTTGGGGACCTATCCAGTTTACATTGTTTGATCCAATTACTCCTTCAGGCGCTCAGGCTGTTATGGAGTGGGTACGTTTACACCACGAATCAGTAACTGGTAGAGATGGTTATTCAGATTTCTACAAGAAAGACTTAACATTTAACGTATTAGGTCCTGTAGGTGATGTAGTCTCAGAATGGATTATCAAAGGTGCTATGATTACAGAAGCTGGTTTTGGCGAATATGGTTGGGATACAGAAAATACTGCTATCAACTTAACAATGACAGTTCAACCAGATTATTGTATCTTGAACTTCTAAAAAAATCAATATTTTTATAAAGAGAGCTTGGCTTCGGTTAAGCTCTTTTTTATATTCATATGTATACACGATAAACGTTATAAAATAAAATATGAGTTTTAACTTACCAACAGAAACAATCGAATTACCTTCAAAAGGTCTATTATACCCTGAAGGTCACCCATTATCAAACGGTACTATTGAAATTAAATATATGACAGCAAAAGAAGAAGATATTCTTACTAATGCTAATTATATTAATGATGGTACTGTATTAGACAAATTAATGAAATCTTTAATTGTATCTGATATTAATTATAATGATTTATTAA